GCTGTATCGGGTTGGATATGTAAGTACAGGTTTAGGGAAACCATGATCCTTTCGTAATCTCCAAACAGCAGTTTTCTTCTTACGCAGCAGGTCAAATACTTCTTTCTCTTCCATAAAGTCTGTAGAAGTCATAAGCACCTCATTCAAAATTACCGTTAAAAATACACGTTCCACACCCACCGCGAGCCCCTTCAGTACAAACATCACAGCGGTCTACTTTTTTACGAGGTCGTTCTTTGATGTGCAGCCTTGGTTCCCCGTCTTTTGGCTCCGGCCATGAGCGCTGCTTGTTTACTGCCAGCTTATCGATCATCGCCTGGGTAATCTGCTCATCTGTAATACCGGCACGGCGCTGGGCGTCCCATAGCAGGAACTGCATATCTGCCCACTCGCTGAGGTCATCGGGTTCGGCGGCAGCTTCCAGCGCTTCTTTGCTGAGGTGCTTCAGCGGGCCAACCGGGCCGACATTGCCGAAAGTTGCCTGTGACCACTCGGCGTGCTCGTTGCGCACCTTGTCTCTGTCCATTGCGGCCAGCGCCATGCGGGCCAGCTCTTCCGCTTCTTCTGCTGGCAGCATTACGTTGCTTCCGGCGCCATAGGTTTCACGCCATGATTTAATTTTTTCCAGACGTTCTCTGGTTAACTGGTTATTGGTCATTTATTCAGCCCTCACGCTGTTAGCATGGCAATAATGCTCACCATTCGGGCGGGTAGACGTTACACCACAGCGCGGACATGGTTCAGGAAACGTTAGAACCAACTGCTCAACAACTGTGGAAACTTCCTGCTGTTCAGCGTCGGTAAGCTGGCGCTTAAGTTCAAACTCCAGCGAATCGATGATTAAGAAGGTGAAGCCCTCAATAGAACTGCGCATAGCATCAATGATCATTTCTTTGGTCAGGGCATCAGTCATGGCTGTCCTCCTTACCGCGGCTAACAGACAAGTTTTTATTCACGATGGCATCCATCAGACGTGATGCTGCAGCTTTCTGAGATGAAACATTCGCAATGACGGTTGGTCTGGTTTTCTCGCAGCTGGCGCAAATACCATCCCATGATGAAATGAGGAAGAAATCTTCACGTTCGGCAATGCCGGTATTCATTGCCAGGTCCTCAATCATTAGCGTGACCCCGCGAACTCCCCGGCCTTCGCTTAACCGCTGCACTGCGTAGCCGAAGGCGTTAATCATCACTGCATGGAACTGGATGTATTCGCGTTTGTACTCCACCTGGTTCGTACCTTGGCGAACATCATCTAAACCAGTCAGCATTAGCCACGCATTCCACAACCCTTCAAGATCATCCTTTGAGCAGGAACCTGAAAATTTTGCTGTGGCATCACTAAGGGCTTTGAAGCTCACCCACTTATCACTTTTCGCGGGAACGACGTTATGCTCAAAATCGGTGACTTCAGAAAATACTTCGTGTGAACTGATAAAGCTGACCATTTCCTGCGCGTTCTTATCGCGCCCGTTATAGGCCATATTGATAGCCGCAGATGGCTTCGAAACATTGTTGTTGATGTCCGAGAAAAACTGCTGCCGCGTCTTCAGCGAAAGCTTATGAGTCAGCATTAATGGCACGTGAATTGGTTCGCCAACGGTGCGGCAAAACTCTGCGATTCCAGCTGCTCGATGCTGTCCGTCAAAAAGTTTAATTTCTGCATCCATAGGGAAACGCACAACACCAACGTTGGTATTACCGAACTCCTGAAACTCAATCTCTGAGTTACAATTACCTACCAGTGGTGGGATAATGAATGGCTCTTTATTCTCATGAGCATTCAATAAGTATTCATAAAATTTCTTAGCTCTCGCTGGATTAATTTCACGCTGAGAACGTTCCAGGGTATCCCCGTAATTATCACTTGCCAGGACTCGTGCCAGGGTTCGTGCTGGCACTGTCATCATCAGGACAATTGCTCCACCCTGAACACCACGTGACGCCGGAAATTCAAAGAAATAATCGCCTATTTCGCTCATAACATCACCCATTCGTTAACCAGCCAGATACCCAATGCTGACAGAACGATGATTGCGATCAGCGCAATACCGTTCAGGATTAGCGCCTTCTTTAGAGGGCGATTGCTGAGGAATTCTGAGTTCATTTTCGAAGTTCCTTCCACTGTTTAATCAGCCTCAACCTGGCCGCATTAAAGCTGTTGGCATGATAGGTAACGCGAAGGATATGGCACCCTTTGGGGCACTTAAGCGCCCCATAACGCATAAATGGGCTATTACCATGCCAGGAGAATTGAGCTAAAGCCCCACAGGTAGGGCATTTGAGGATAGTTTCTGTCATGCAGCATCACTTTCTTCAGATGATGAGGCCTGTTCATTGTTTTGCTCGCCTTCCCTAGGTGCCGATGTTTCGTAGCGGAATTCCTGAAGAATCGACAGCACTTCGGCCTGCTTTGCTGGTGGTACCTCAATGATCAGTCCGCCGCTGGTGGTCTCTTTGCAGGATGAGATGATCTCCAGAAACTTCCGCGCCTTTCCTGCGTTGAATTGTGGCTTGGCGATGCTCTTTGTGACTTTCGTTTTCCCGGCTGCTTCTGCTTTTTTCATCAGCCTGGCGGCTTCCCGGTCTGCATAAACGCCATGTTCACGAGAAATGCCAATCGCAATGGCATAGTTCATAGAGCCATCGCGAACCAGCTTTTTGATATACGGGGTGCATTCATGAAGCTGGAGATGTTGAAGGATATCGGACTCTGAACGCTTAACTTTTGCGGCAATCTCTACCGGGCTCCATCCCTGATTCTGAAGGCGATGATACGCTGCACCACGTTCAAGGGGAGTAAGTGCAAGCCCTTGCGAGCTAGTCACCATAAACGCGATCTTATCGGCCTCAGTACCAACAAAATCTTTGCACTCAAGGCGCACAATATCGTGTCCCATAGCGATTGCGGCGAGCGCACCGTGATAGCGGTGGTGGCCGTCGATCACCTTCACACCACGCTCAGTAACTTCTACGGCCAGCGGCGGAATATATTCACCGGCAATAAACGCATCGCGGAACTCATCGACATGCGCCTGATTTAGTTCGCGAACGTTGTAACCTTCTTCCGCATAAATTGAGGCGATCGGGACGTTATAGGTTTTACGGGTAGTTAACCCGGATTCTTTATCGTTATAGAGCTGGCCTAAGCTGGGCATATGGTCACCTTTTTGAATTAGGGAGTGCTTCGCTATGCGCCCCACCTGGAGGCGCATAAAACAACACACGGGATGGATGGGTTAGATGGAGCCTTCGTAGATAGGCAGTTCATCGCCGAGCTGGTTTTCCATATCGGCTACGATCTCCTGGAAGGCGTGCTCAATGATTTTTTTCGGCTCGATCAGCTCATACCAGAGGACCAGCTGACCGTCGCGCAGGCGGTAGCGAATGCGCGCATCGATCTGGTACGGTGCGCCATTATGGAAAGGCGCTATTGCCAGGCTGATTTTTTCCGGGATTTTGGTATTACCGGAGCCGGACTTATCATCGCTGTACTGGAACTGACAGGTTCCATCCTGCAGGCGCTTAACCGACTTGAACTCAACCTTCCTGGTCTCCTGAAAGGCGAGTACCATTTCCAGTAGATCGGTACCAGACGGGCCTTTATAGTTATCGCTAATCGGCGCGACATTCTGGATGTTGTTTTCCAGAAACTCAGCAAAGTCGATCTGGTTCATCTTGCGGCCGTCAAACCCTATCCATGCTTTCCAGTCATCAGAGAATGGGCAGTCATACACTGCTTTGTGCATACCCCAGTGAGGGTTATCGGCGTCCTGGTGGAAGTCCAGCACCGCGACGATCTTCGTTTGGGTTTTATCAGCGAAAACAACAGAACGCGCATCACGGAATCGCTGGATATATGCGATTAGCGAACCGGGGGAAATCAGGTTTGTGGTCTGGCGAATACGAGACGGGGCAATCTGGAGGCTTTCGAGCGATTTGATATCGAAGCCATCCGGGACGACGACGGACGGGATATCGGTATCAGTTTTCAGCGTTGCAGCAACCAGATCACGGATGTCGTGCACGGCAGAGCCTTCAATTTGAGACATTGAATAATTCCTTTAGATAGAGGTGTTGGGAAGAAAGGGGATTACTGGGCCAGCTTAATCGGTGCAGCTTGTGGCGCTTGTTCGATAACTTTCAAATCCATCTGAACTTGCGCCGGGTCATCACGCAGCAGATCGCCATCAGCGGTAGAGAACATAATGGTATCGGCGCGGTCCAGTTCCGGGATAGTGCGGGTTACTTTTGGCGTGACCTTCATGGTGTTTTCGTCACGAGTATTCAGCATTGAACAGTTAAGGGTAAGGGTCACAGCTCCCTTTTTACCCGTTTCACGTACAGCCTTGATGACTTCAGCCAGCGCTTCGGTCAGCTCGGCATCGAGAGTGCCTTTGTTGATGTACGCCAGCTGCTGGCTAAACGGCGTGGTATTTTTGGTTTCGGACATAATTATCTCCAGTTATCAGCAGGGATCGCCTTTCTGGGTAAGAAGCCTGTTCAGCCAGCTCTGCCGCCAGAAGCGAACGAATGATTTAGGGTTGCGAACAGCCTGCACACCGCGAGGGACGCGCATTAGATCGCCGTAAGGGAAATTAACGTTACGGAAGGTCATATAAATCACCGATTAATTAGGTATCCGGCAGGAGTTGAACCCGCGCTGGGTTGGGCAGCCCAGCCAACACCGGGAGCGGACACATTGAATAAAAAGGGCGGTTACCCATCAGAACATTATCCTCTTCCTCCTGTGAGTCGGTTGAAGACCAGATAGCCGCCAAAGATAAGATTAATAAAAAGCCCTCCCCCCCCGTTGCGAGAAATTCATGTATGATCATCAAACCCCCAACAGTTTGAGAGCATAGAAATGGACCCACTCGTAATTCTCGGGAAAGTGTTCAGCAATGAACCTCTGGAAAGAACCATGTACATGATCGTCATTTGGGTTGCACTTTTGGTGCTTATCCCAGAGTCATGGGCTGCTTATATTGATGAAAAAACAGGAATACCTCATGTTTGGCACTTGTTGATTTTTTCCGTAGCCTTTTTATCAGCCATTAATACTCAAAAGGGTTTTAAATTTGCATTAAATCGCTACCACGTCAGGCGAAGAAAGCGGGAACGCAGAGCAAGAGACAACAAAATTCGCACAGTGATCGCAAATCTAACGGAAGCACAATCAATGGTTCTATGCGCAGCGCTTAGTGACGGTCGCCAAGAGGTAACTACGACAGCCGTGTTCCCTCACATCGAAGAATTAATCCAGCTTGGTGTGCTAAACAAAACCTTTTCACGGTGGAAAGGGGCGGTTATTTTGTTTCCTATTGAGGATGTTTATTGGACTGAATTGGTGACTTGCTTTGATCCGTACAATATTGAGATAAAGCCGAGGCCAATATCTAAGTAAATAGATTTATGTTTCATCCACATAATCGTTATTTTTTTGCTGGTGGATTCAGCCCAACCCCCTCATACGGAAGGGGCTGGATTAAATCACATCAATTCATTTAAGCTGCTTACGCGTTAACCGGGCGCTAACCGGTTACTCAGTGATGCTTTAAGCCTCCTTTCCCTCACTACGTCGCCGTGGGAACCCGACCTGATTAACGCCGTCGTCACGCTGCCTTAAAAGGCATCCAATTACGGTCTATCCGCATTACTACTTCATAATCGTTACTCCTCTCAGTTGTATCAGCGCCAACTACCCACCAGTGTTGCCCATTCTCACGCCGTTCTCGCTCTCGCGCGGGGATAACCTCACACCAACCGGATCGCGCCTGGTGCTACGCCACGTTTACGTGTAGGGGTCTAAACAGGTCATTGACGCTGTAAGTGTCCAAATTGTTAAAGAGCTAAGCATTGACGAGGTTGCAGGTTATGCATTTAGTACCTTCGATATTTCCGGGTTAGTTCAAACCTGTTCGCTGTTGCTTACAGGTACATTATGTACCTCATGGGTACACTGTCAAGCGCAAAAAAACCTGCCGAAGCAGGTTTAAAATAGTTTCATCATACTCTATTTATGTATCGTCTTGGTTTTCCTGAAAAAATAACTGTCCCAATGATTGAGCAATTACCGTTGATTTTGACGTAAGGCTCGGGCCAATTAGGATTCAGTGCCTTGAGAAATTTTTGCCCGCTATCTTCAATCAACCGTTTGAAGGTTGTTTCTCCCGAGTCATGCATGATGGCTATAACATCATCGCCATGAACAGCTGCGACTTCCGGGTCAACAAAAATCATATCACCGGGGCGATATTCACTTATCATTGAATCGCCAATGACACGCAATATGTAGGTCATTGGGCCACAAGGCACTGGGCAGGGATAAGTTTCTGCGCTATTCAAGTCTACCTCAGCATATCCAACTTCCGTCCAAGCTCCTGCCTGCACCCAGGATATGACTGGAACTAAAGTAATGTCTCTATAAGCATCAGAAACATCGTTGCTTTTAGCCACATTCGTAGTCTGATGTTCTTGGTCAAGCCAGCCTAGTGGCAAATCAAAGCACTTTTCAATATGGCGCGCCATTGCGTCGCCAATATTTTTGGTTGCTCCATCCCCCATAAATCGGCTGGTTTGAGTCGGCTCACGATCAATCATCGTGGCAAAAAACGAATTTCCGCCAACACCGTCTCTCAATTTTCTGGCGTTTATGCGCCTGATTTCTTGAATTGTTTTCATGTTTTCATTAAACATCCTGTACCTTTTCGGTACAAGTACCTTGCAGGTTCATTGTTTTCATGTAGTATGTACTCAGGAGGTACATATTCCATGAAAGATTATTGGGATTCTTTAACTAAAGAGCAGCAGTGCAAGCTTGCCAATAGCGTTGGCTCAACGCCTGGTTACTTACGCTTAGTGTTCAATGGGTACAAAAAGGCCGGTTTTTCTTTGGCTACAAGATTAGAAAACATCACTCTTGGTGAGATTAAAAAATCTGAACTCCGGCCTGACATCTATCCAAAACAGTAACAAATCTGATGTTTTTTTAAACCACAGCTAATCGAGGTCAACCGTGGGTAATCAACCTGATTGGAAAGTCGAGAAACAGCCAGCCTGGCTGGTGGCCGCAATCAAAAAGACGATCGCGGAATTACCTGGCGGATATGCAGAAGCAGCCGAATGGCTTGATGTGACTGAGAATTCGTTGTTCAACCGTCTGCGTGCTGATGGCGATCAGGTATTCCCGTTTGGGTGGGCAATGGTTCTCCAGCGCGCTGGTGGTTCACACCATATCGCGAATGCTATTGCGAAAGCCTCTGGTGGAGTTTTCGTACCGCTTACCGATGTTGAAGATGTCGATAACGGGGATATCAACCAAAGACTGATGGAGTCGGTTGAATGGATAGGAAAACACTCTCAATACCTTCGGAAGGCAACCGCTGACGGCGTAATCGATCGTGATGAACGCGCTCAAATCGAAGCGAACAGTTACCAGGTCATGGCTAAGTGGCAGGAGCATTTAGCGCTGCTTTTCATGGTCTTCTGCTCCCCTGACGACACTCCAAATGTACCTTCAAATTCAGGGTAAGTAACTCTGTGAGGCTCACCACGTAAGCAGGAGGGCCAATGTACCAGGACGAATATTTCCACGTGACTATGCCCACGGTTTTTGCTCGTGAGGACGCCCCGTGGATTAAAGAGCAGTTGGCAACACTCCCGGCAGGTATGCGGGAAAAAATCGCGATGGCGTATGCGCAGGCGTACCAGGAAGCGTTTGATGCAGAGCCGGTGTCATTCCGGCAGCAGAACGCCGCGCGACGGACGGCAAACCGCCGATTGCGAGAGTTTTGCACGAGGTATACCCCAGCGGTTAGGGGATATACGTCGCTCCCACCCAGGGTTTGATTTTCTGAATCTGGGTTGGGGGAAAGGGGGCGGTGTTGGGTTTTAGCCCGAAGGGCTGGAACAGCTTTACCAGAAGAGAACGATCTAACAGATAGATCACTGTATGGGGTTGAAAACGTCGCTTGGAAGTTCAGACGTTTAGACATCCAAAAAGGAGCCAAAATGATTTATTCAGACGCTAACGAAAAATGGGCCCCGGTTCCGGTTGAGCCGTATTCCAAAGCCTACGAAGTCAGCAACCTCGGACGGGTACGCAGTGTTCCGCGCCTGGCTAACTCTGAATATTTTATTCGACACATTCACGGCGGTTTTCTTAAAGGCCGCCAGCGCAAAGACGGGACCAAAACCGTTACGTTGTCGGTTCAGCGTCAGCGCACTAAGTTTGTCATCGCCGAGCTGGTGGCTATGGCCTTCGGGGAGGTGACTGCTAATGCTTAACATCCAGCCCCGCGAAAAACAGGTCGTCGCGTTAAACATGCTGCGCAGCGCCTGGAAACAGAATAACTCCTTCATGCTCTACGCCCCTGTAGGATTCGGTAAAACAGCAATAGCAGCGCTGATCACAGATGGGTTTGTCAGCCGTGAAATGCGCGTAATGTTTGTGGCTCCGTACACGGTTCTGCTGGACCAGACCGCAGCCCGGTTCATGGAATACGGCCTTCCTGGCGAAGAAATCAGTTATGTCTGGCGTGATCATCCGTCATACAACCCCACAGCTCTGATCCAGATTGCCAGTGCGGATACGCTGATTCGCCGTGAGTTCCCGGACAATATCGACCTGTTGATCGTTGATGAAGCCCACCTGAAGCGCAAAAAACTGCTGGAGGTTATCGACAATCTCACTCGCAACACAGCAACGAAGGTGATCGGCCTTTCCGGTACGCCTTTCGCTAAGTTCCTGGGCAATTACTACCAGCGCCTGATTAAGCCAACGACGATGAAGGAACTGATCGCCATTGGCGCATTGAGCAAATATGAGTTCTATGCACCGTCGCATCCTGACCTGTCCAAAGTGGAAACGTCATACGTAGCAGGCTATGGCAGCGACTACAAAGAAAACCAGCTCAGCCAGGTAATGAGCGAAGCCAAGCTGGTAGGCGATATCGTGAAAAACTGGCTGGAGAACGGCGAAGACCGCCCGACGATTTGTTTTTGCGTCGATGTCGCTCACGCCAATTTTGTCACGGTTGAATTTGCCAGCGCTGGCGTGACGGTTGAAGTGATGACGGCCAGCACACCGCACGACGAACGACAGCTATCGATCCGCCGCTTCGAACAGGGCATAACCAAAATCATCATTAACGTTGGTGTTCTGGTAGCCGGTTTTGATAGTGATGTCCGCTGCATTATCTTCGCCAGACCAACCAAAAGCGAAATGCGCTGGATTCAGATTCTGGGGCGTGGCCTGCGCGCCGCCCCTGGTAAAGATCACTGCCTCATCTTCGACCACACAGGCACGGTTAATAAGCTGGGCTATCCCGACGATATTGAATACGACTACCTCCCTTCATCGTCTGATGGCATGGAAGACGCGCCGCAGAGAGCCGTAAAGACCGATGAAGCGGAAAAACTGCCGAAAGAATGCAGCCAGTGCCACTACGTCAAACCAGCTGGGATTTACATCTGCCCGAAATGTGGTTTTAAACCGCTCGCCGGTGAAGACGTGGAAACAGATAAATCCCGTGGGCTGAAAAAGGTAAGCAAAGCGGAAGTCAAATATACCGCTGAGCAGAAGCAATCCTGGTGGTCTCAGATTCTGTTTTACCAGCGAACCCGTGCAGCGCAGGGACTCCCGGTCAGTGATGGCTGGTGTGCGCATACCTACAAACAAAAGTTTTCAGTATGGCCTCGGGGGTTACATCACACCCCGCAACAGATCACGCCTGAAGTAACGAATTTCATCAAATCAAAACAGATCGCCTTTGCGAAGAGAAAAGAGAAAGAAGGAGATGCCGCATGAATACCAAGCAAGCTGCGATTGGTCGCTGGGCGGAAATTTACAAATACTATGGCCTCCCAGGTATTACCGGGAAAAACCATCTCAAAGGAGAGTGCCCTCTTTGTGGCCGTACAGGGAAATTTCGCTGCGATGATAAAGACGGCACGGGATCATATATCTGCGTTTGTGGTTCTGGCGATGGCTGGGCGTTGCTGACTGCCAAGACTGGCAAAGAATTTAAGGTTCTGGCCTCGGAAATAGACAGGCTGATCGGGAACACCTACACCTCGGATCGCACCAGAGTAAATCCTGTGCGTACATCTCTGGCACAACAACGTGACAAAGTCAGCCGTAAGTTTTCGACACTCATCCCTCTCCGTGGTACCGGTGCAGATAGCTACCTGAAGGGGCGCGGTATTAACTCCCTCCCTGCAGAGAGCATCAAGTACTGCGATAAACAGCCAGTAGATGGAAAGAACCTCCAGGCTATTTATGCGCTGGCGACAGATGACCGCGGGGAATTGTGTTATTTGCACCGCACCCTGCTTGATGGTGATAAGAAGGCGCAAACAGGCGGCGCAGCCAAGAAGATGATGAAACTGCAGGAGGATAGCTATTTAGAGTATGCCAAATCCGTTGCTATTCGCATGTTCCCAATATCCTCAACGCTGGGAATTGCTGAAGGGATCGAAACGGCTCTGGCCTGCCACCAGATCACGAAGTGCAACACCTGGGCGACGATGAATACCGCCTTCATGAAGAAATTCCGCGTTCCTGCCGGGGTAAAGAACCTCATCATTTTTGCTGACTCTGACGCCAACGCGGCAGGGCATGCCGCTGCTTTTGAATGCGCTGCGGCGAATCTGCACGCGAAGAATGATCTGGAAAGTGTCTCCGTGCGCTGGCCTGCGCAGGGTGATTTTAATGATCTGCTGCTTAACGGCTCAGAAGTATTCGAGTGGGTATTTCACCGGGGGATGAAACAGTGAAGAAACCAGCGCCTGCAAAGGTGAAAACGTACAAACCGAAGAAGTGCGCCAGCTGTGGTGAAACCTTCACTCCGGCCCGCAACCTGCAAAAGGTTTGTGGCCCGCTCTGTGCTATAGCGCACAACAGGGCGCTGAAACAAAAAAAATTGGAGGCGGAACAGAAGGACAAGCTGAAGATGCGCAAAAAGGCGCTGCTTACCCGTGGCGACTACATCAAAAAAGCCCAGTCAGCCTTTAATGCCTTTATCCGTGAACGCGACGAGGGGAAACCATGCCCATCATGCGGGACTTATCACCCACCTATGATCTTTGGCGGCCAGTGGGATTGCGGTCATTTCATGGGGGTAGGCGCACGACCTGAATTGCGCTTTGAAGAGAAGAATGCTTATCGGCAGTGCAAAGCCTGTAATGGTGGATCGGGTCGGTTCGCTGCAAAGAATGCCACTGTACATGCCCGCTACAGAGAAACGCTGATCGAGTGGTATGGATTGCCGCTGGTGGAATGGCTGGAAGGCCCACACGAAGCGAAGCATTACTCAAAAGAAGACCTGGAAAACATAGCGGCTAAATACCGCCGTAAAACCCGCGAACTGAAAAAGCAGAGGGCCGCATGAATTACGATCTTATCTACTGTGATCCGCCGTGGGAATACGGTAACAGAATCAGCAATGGAGCAGCCTGTAATCATTACAGCACACTGAGCATTGAAGACCTGAAACGGCTTCCTGTCTGGTCTCTGGCTGCTGATAACGCTGTGCTGGCGATGTGGTACACCGGGACACATAATCGCGAGGCTGTAGAGCTGGCGGAATCATGGGGTTTCCGGGTCAGAACAATGAAAGGCTTTACCTGGGTAAAACTGAATCAGAACGCCGCTGACCGCTTCAACAAGGCACTAAACGCCGGGGAACTGGTGGACTTCAATGATCTTCTTGAGATGCTGGACCGTGAGACGCGCATGAACGGCGGCAATCATACCCGGAGCAATACAGAAGATGTCCTGATAGCGACCAGGGGAACCGGACTAACCCGCGCCAGCGCATCGGTAAAACAGGTTGTTCACACCTGCCTCGGTGAGCACAGCGCTAAACCGTGGGAAGTAAGGAACCGACTGGAGCAATTATACGGCGATGTGAAACGGATCGAACTATTCGCTCGGGAAGAGTGGAAAGGATGGGACCGCTGGGGAAATCAATGCAACAACAGTATCGAAATTATTACCGGACTGATTAAAGAGGTGAACCATGCAGCGTGATATTCAACTGGTACTCGAACGGTGGGGAACTTGGGCTATTAGTGAAGGCTCTCAGGTTGACTGGTCACCAATTGCAGCGGGTTTTAAAGGCCTCCTGTTAAATACCTCAAAGTCTCGCGAGTCATGTTGTGACAATGATGGCCTTATTGTAGACGCTGCCGTAGGAATGCTTAAACGAGCTGGCCGGGATGATGAGTTAAATCTGGTGATGTTGCATTACATGCATAACGTTTCTAAATCGACTATTGCCCGCTGGGAAAAATGTTCAGAGGGAAAAATACGTAACAGGCTAATGATAGCCGAAACGTTTATTGATGCCTGCATCATTATGAGTGGTGCCAGATTAGAAATGGATGATTGGGCCCATAAAAGAGAAGTAGAGAAAGTTGCATAAAAGCCTATTCGTTACGAATTTTATATATTAATGTGTTAAGAGTGGTCACTTAGACACGAACTTAAATATTACAGAACCTCGCCAATTGGCGGGGTTTTTTCATTTCAGGCCCTGGCTAAAAGTTGCAGATTAACCGTGAAATGCATGAGCCTGCGGCCTGAATTCTTTCCCCTCGTTCTGAGAGGATTCACAGCAATTGAGGGGGACCGATGTCCGAACCAATAACCGGCACAGGCTTAGCTGGTGGCGCTTTAACTGGGGCGAGTGTTTACGGGCTATTAACCGGTACAGACTACGGTGTTGTGTTCGGGGCATTTGCGGGTTCCGTCTTTTATATAGCGACAGCGGCCGATTTGAGCGCCCCACGACGGATGGCATATTTCGTTGTGTCCTACATCGCTGGAGTTCTGTGCTCCGGGCTGGTCGGTTCTAAGTTATCCGACCTGACCGGGTATAACGATAAGCCTCTGGATGCTATTGGTGCCGTAATCATTTCGGCATTGGCCGTGAAAATACTCACTTTCCTGAACAATCAGGATATTGGCTCGCTGGTGGCGCTAATAACGCGCCGGGGAGGTTCCGGTGGTACTAAATGATCCTACTGCAACCATCAATGCGCTGTTATGTGCTGGTGTCGTTGTTACGTTGATGTTCTATCGCCGCAGAGACTCACGTCATCGTAAGTGGGTGTCGCGGCTGGCATGGCTGATAACAGTGATCTACAGCTCTGTGCCGTTGGCGTATCTGTGCGGCATCTATCCCTATTCATCATGGCCCACCATTGCGGCCAATATCATGATCCTTGTTGTGCTGCTGAGCGTAAGAGGCAATGTAGCGCGGCTGGTTGATGCACTGAGGCACTAATGAATCAAACACAATTCCAGAAGGCGGCTGGTATCAGCGCCGGGTTAGCTGCGCGCTGGTATCCGCATATTACAGCCGCGATGAAAGAGTTTGGCATCACTTCCGCTATCGACCAGGCAATGTTCATTGCTCAGTGCGGCCATGAAAGCCTCGGGTTTAACAGGGTGGTGGAGAGTTTCAACTACAGCATCGCCGGGCTTGCTGATTTTGTTCGTTACGGCAGGTTAACGCAGGATCAGGCCAATTCCCTCGGGCGCAGCCAGTCGGAAACTGTGTTACCTCTGGAGCGCCAGCGGGCTATCGCCAACATTGTCTATAGCAAGCGGTTGGGTAACAACAGGGCAACTGATGGCTGGGTTTATCGAGGGCGCGGACTTATTCAAATAACCGGACTTTCTAATTACCGAGACTGCGGCAGCGGGCTGAAGGTTGATCTGGTGGCACAGCCAGAATTACTGGAGCAGTCCTCGTACGCGGCCCGTAGTGCAGCGTGGTTCTATGTCTCAAAAGGTTGCTTGAAATATCCGGGTGATCTTGTCCGGGTCACGCAGATTATCAACGGCGGACAAAACGGGATTAATAACCGGCGCGCTCGCTTCCTGAAAGCAAAATCGGTACTGGTGGTGTGATTATGGGAATCGAAGCTATCGCGGGGCTGGTGGTTGTCATCCTGGGTGCTATCGCTGGCGCGTTCGGCATTGGTCATGCTCACGGGACCAGTAAGGCGGAAGCCAAAGCCGATCAGCAGCGTACCGAAGAGAACGCCGCCGCCACCGTCGCCGCGGCAGAACGTAAGGCGGAAGTCATGAAAGGGGCCAGTGATGTACAGCAGACTGTTAGCCATATGCCTGATGATGATGTTGATCGGGAGCTGCGCGAAAAGTTTACCCGCCCCGGTAGTCGTTGATACGGCCTGCAGTTGGGTGCGGATCATCTATCTGACTGACCATGATATCGACGTGCTGGACAAACAAACCAAGCGCGACATTCTGGCGCACAACAAATCCGTGCAGGCCAATTGCCCAAACCACATCCTATCAAAGGGATAAATTAGCTTTCATCTCCATGTGAGGGTATTACAGAAGCCACTTTGTTAGTGGCTTCGATAATGCTCCAACCTCGTACAGAGGTAAGACATGTCAGAGATCACCGCATCCGAGCAAATCCGCCTAGATATCATCAAGAAAGTTAACTACGACACCGCAGCGGCCAAGCTGGCCATTGACTGGGTTGGCGACAGCTCTCTGAAGTCTGAGCTATTCGAAGATTCATTTGATCGTGTTTACACGGAAAGCGAGATTGTCTCGAAGACCCGCAAAGCGATTCAGGAAGCGACCGAAGCGCTGGCGCTGTTTGATACCGGTGCAGAACAGGCCAGTTAAGGCATTAATGCAGGCATCCTAAGAGTGCCGGTGATAATGTCAAATTGTGGTGAATGCGTAGGCTGATGCGCAGAAATTGGCTTAGGTAGATGTACATAGCATAGCTACCCATATCGCCGTAACACTCAGCGATATCGAGATTGTGGATAGGCTAATAATTTATTATTAAACAATACATTAGGTTTGTTCTGGAACTGTAATTATAATAAAACACACTTCTGTTTACTCTTTACAAGAGATTTTGGCTTATTAATTTGTATTTTAATTGCAACCTATTGTTTTTAAATGTTATTTTTTTGTTTTTTGCTCAATCAAACAGTTTTCTGGGTGACAGAAGATGATTAAAAGATTAAATCTTCAGTCAACCATTGACAAAACGATTTTTTTGTTTTTTTTATACAAAAAGTGCTATCGCTGTCACGGTTATCCACAGAGTTATACCTAAACCTTGTTTTGGTGATTAGCTTAAAGGTAAGATTCTCGTCACGCGAGAAGCTCTTCAGGCAAATCGATTTGGGAAGGCGGATATCCCTTGAACTCACAAGAAGACTCTCAATCTTACACCGAGTGGACTGGATATCATGGAACGAGTCTTAGTTCTGCAGAAGAGATTGTGGTTAGCAACTACAGAATTAGTAAAGAAGATAACGATTGGTTAGGCAGCGGCGCATACTTTTTCATCGATGGATTTACAGATCCTATCGCTAATGCAGAACAATGGGCTCGGTTCCGTTCTTGGGATGGAAGAGCACGTAAGCGCAAATACCATAGTTATGCTGTGCTAAAATCATTGATACGAACTGAGACTCACCTTGATCTGGATGAGATTGAAGATTTGAAGATTTTCAACACGATCAGGGACAGTCTGGCACAACGGATGAAACAAGAAGGTTATCGAGATGCTACAGCTTTACAAAATGATTGCTTTGTAGCGAATTTTGCTCTTGAGAACCTTAACCTTGACGCGTTGGTACGAAGAGAAGCTATCACTTCTGGGCGTGGTCAATTGCGAGCTCGGATACCAAATTGCAGAATCATGTGTCTGAAGGAACCGACACGATGTGCCATACAGCATGATATTGTCACTAAGGGGTCAATATGAATAAAAAAGCGTGGTTAGAAGCAGCTTTAGCTCTAATCGATACGATGCCACGTGAGGAGTTTTTGTCTGCGCTTGAGAAATGTGGTGTGATGGACAAATCCTCAGAAACGGCAGAAATTGCACAAGAGCTAACCTACTACATGGAAGGTAGTGTTGACGAAAACACTGTGCGAGACGAAGGTCAGGTCTGGCGATGTGAAGTTTTCAGAATGGATGATGAGCTCTTGAGCTTTTTCCCAAAAAATACTAACTCAGCGCCTCAAGGGGCGCTGTCTCATTTAGTGGCGGCGTAAGTCATGCATCTCCAGCTGAAAGATAACAATGTAGATGAGCTCTTCATTACTAAAACTCAAGAAGAAAATGAGCTTGTCAATCGCATAAATTTTACGTATTCCAGTCACTTAGTACCCGAAAGCGATGCAGAATTTTGTGTTAAGTTTGATTTTTTATTGACCTCAGAGAGAGGTTTTAAATTTAAGCTTGTTCATGATTTCATCTTCGAATCCGATGAGCCTTTGGATGAACATTTTTGGAAAGGCAGTTTCCATAAGGTTAATGCTCCAGCAATCGCTTATCCATATCTTCGCGCTTTCGTCAGTACGGTACTTTTGAACGCAGGACTTGAGTCAGTTAACCTCCCATCTATTAACTTTGTTGAAATGGCGAAGAAAATGGATGAACAAGAAACTGAATGATGTTGGTTTGAGTTAATCTCCTCCATTCGACTTCAGCAGGACCAAGACCGCCATTATGGGCGGTTTTTTTATACTTCGATAACTACTAATCGACAAATCATCTCTTAATGGACTGGTAATGCTTCATCCTCGATAGAGGGTATACAGCACCAAACGTTACACATACAGATAATGCGCGCTGATGAAACCCAGATAATGCCTGTAACAATCATGCAAGTGATATCCATTATCATTTAAGGGTCCTCCCGTTGGGGTGACCTACCACGGGGCGGCGGACTCGCGGAAAACGGCTAGTTTTCATTTTTCATAGTCATCATCATCATGTGCACAGGTTATTGATTTTCCAGATGTCGGATTTTCAATGATGTCGAATCGTATAAAAAGTGTTCACCATCATGGACCAGGAAATCGCAGCTTTAAAACTCAATATCAACCAGCTTGCCGGGATTACTGGCGTACACCGCCAGACCGTCGCTACCAGGCTAAAAAATGTCAGTCCCGCCCAGGGAAGCAACAGCAAACTTAAGTTGTATCTTGTCACCGATATTCTGACAGAATTAATGATCCCGACGGTTTCCTCATCGAATCTTGAAGAGATGACACCCCCTGATCGCCTCGCTCACTGGAAAGCAGAAAACGAGCGGTTGAAATTTGAAGTAGATACCAAGCAACTTATTCCCGCCGAAGACGTCGCACGTGAATTTTCAATGATGGCGAAAGCCGTCGTCATGGTACTTGAAACACTTCCGGACATTCTTGAGCGCGACTGTGCACTTACGCCGGTTGCGGTATCACGCGTGCAAAGCGTGATTGATGACCTGCGCGATCAGGTTGCCCAAAAAGTAATGGACGCTGAACCAGAGGAGGATGAGCCAGAGGAGGACTGATGACAAAACGGGCATCTGCCAAGGGGATACGCCGCGATGTCTCCGGTATTCTTCGTGCCCCACGTCGTATGCAGGTGGCCGATGCGGTCAGCTCATATATGCGTGTGCCGATGGGGGCGGGTAACTCCGTACCATGGGACCCCAATCTGGCCCCTTATATTATTGAGCCGATGAATTGTCTGGCATCCCGTGAATATGATGCGGTGGTGTTTGTCGGACCGGCCCGAACCGGGAAAACGATTGGCCTGATTGATGGCTGGATTGTCTACAACATCGTTTGTGATCCCGCTGACATGCTGGTTATTCAGGTCTCCGAAGAGAAAGCGCGTGAACATTCCAAGAAACGCCTCGATCGCACATTCCGGTGTAGTCCGGAAGTAAAATCGCGACTCAGTCCCCGTCGTAACGACAATAACGTTCACGACCGCACATTCCGGGCCGGTAACTATCTCAAACTGGGCTGGCCGTCAGTCAACATTATGTCGTCGTCAGACTATAAAAGCGTGGCGTTAACTGACTATGACCGCTTTCCTGAAGATATCGACGGGGAAGGTGATGCATTTTCCCTGGGTTCGAAACGTACCACTACGTTTATGTCCAGCGGCATGACTTTGGTTGAGAGTTCACCTGGCCGAGATATTCGTGACACGAAATGGCGACCAAACACTGCACATGAGGCACCGCCGACTACCGGCATATTATCGTTGTTTAATCGTGGTGACCGCCGCCGCCTTTACTGGCCTTGCCCGCATTGCGGAGAATATTTTCAGCCGGAGGTTGCAAATATGACGGGCTACCGGGATTCCCTTGATCCCGTTGTGGCAAGTGAGTCTGCATATCTCCAGTGCCCGGCCTGCAAAGGCAGGATCACCGCAGATATGAAACGTGAACTGAATATCCGCCATGTCTGGTTACGCGATGGAGAAAAAATAGACCGTGATGGCAACAGATTTGGGGAGCCGCGGCGATCACGCATCGCTTCATTCTGGATGGAGGGGCCTGCGGCTGCATATCAGACATGGTCGCAGATGATATACAAATTCCTGACTGCTGAGCAGGAATATGAGTCCACCCAGAGTGAAGAGACGCTGAAAACGGTAGTTAATACCGACTTTGGTCGGCCTTATCTACCCCGAGCCAGTCTCGAACAACGTAAGAGTGAGCTGCTCGAACGACGCGCTGAAGACGTGCCGAAGCGATCTGTACCAGATGGTGTGCTCTTTATGACTGCAACCGTTGATGTGCAGGGCGGTAAATCCCGTCGTTTCGTGGTTCAGGTGACTGGCTACGGTGAGCAGGGTGAGAGATGGCTGGTCGATCGCTACAACATCCGCCAGTCTCTGCGGGCAAACGAGCACGGTGAATGCTACTCCATCGATCCGGCAAGTTACCCGGAAGACTGGGATTTACTTTTGTCTGACGTGTTCGAAAAGTCATGGCCCTTAGCGAGTAACCCTTCAAAACGCATGCGGATCATGGCGATGGCTGTCGATTCCGGCGGTGAGGATGGTGTCACCGATAACGCCTACAAGTTCTGGCGTAAGTGCCGCCGGGATGGGCTTGGTAAAAAGATTTTCCTCTTCAAGGGCGACAGTGTCCGACGCTCAAAACTAATTACCCGAACATTTCCTGATAACACTGACAGATCAACTCGCCGGGCAAAAGCCGCTGGCGATGTGCCGCTTTACCTTCTTCAGACTGATGCGCTCAAAGATCAGGTGAATAACGCCCTGTGGCGAGAATCACCCGGCCCGAACTATGTGCATTTCCCTAAATGGCTCGGCAGCTGGTTTTACGATGAGCTGACCTATGAGGAACGTTCACCCGATGGAAAATGGAGCAAACCGGGCCGAGGTCCGAATGAAGCTTTCGATCTACTCGTTTATGCCGATGCGCTGGCCATATTGCACGGATACGAAAAGATCAAATGGCCGGATGCGCCTGAATGGGCGAGGCGGGCAACGTGGATTGAAGAAAGCACGCCGGAAACTGGCGAAGCGTCACCCACGTTATCAGCAAAAACGACCCATAGCAGAAAAAAACGGAAGGCAAATAAGACGGATGTCGAAAACAACCCGTGGACTACATCATCAGGAGGCTGGGTGTGAAACAAACCGATATTGAATCCATTATCCAGCGTTATACCGATGCGGAAATAGCTGTGCTGGATGGAAAGTCTATAACATTCAACGGGCAGCAGATGACGCTGGAGAACCTGTCTGAAATCCGCAAGGGGCGTCAGGAATGGGAGCGTCGTCTTACTTCCCTGCTGGCTCAGCGTAACGGGCGACCCGGTTATAAGCTCGCGAGGTTTCCATGAGCCTGTTAGATGATGCGATTGGTGTCTTTTCCCCTGGTTGGAAAGCTGCGAGGTTACGTTCGAGAGCAATGATACAGGCATATGAAGCTGTTAAGCCTACTCGTACGCATAAGGCCCGCAGGGAAAATCGTTCCGCTAACCAGCTTAGTCAGATGGGAGCTGTTTCACTTCGAGAACAGGCTCGCTGGTTGGACAATAACCACGATCTGGTTATTGGTGTATTCGATAAGCTCGAGGAAAGGGTAGTTGGAGCTAAAGGAATTATTGTTGAGCCACACCCGGTACTAAAAAACGGAAATATCGCAAAAAAACTGGCAGAACAAATCAGAACGAAGTGGGCCGAATGGTCAGTCAGCCCTGAGGTTACGGGACAGTTTACCCGCCCGATGCTTGAGCGGTTGATGCTCAGGAGTTGGCTCAGGGACGGGGAAATTTTCGCTCAGATGGTGAGTGGCTCAGCGCAGGGACTTGATCCAGTGGCTGGTGTACCTTTCTGGCTTGAAGCGCTAGAGGCTGATTTTGTGCCGATGACCAACAATGAGTCACAGCAACTTTGTCAGGGGGTTTATGTCGATAATTGGGGACGCCCGAAAAAGTACCTGGTTTATAAAAGTCTGCCTGTTACCGGCCGTCAATTGGATACGAAAGATATTGATGCCGGGAATATGCTTCATCTCAAATTTACCCGTCGCCTTCATCAAACCAGAGGGACGTCTCTCCTTTCTGGTGTTCTCATGCGCCTCAGTGCGCTGAAAGAATACGAGGATGCGGAGTTAACTGCCGCACGCATAGCCGCCGCCCTGGGGATGTACATAAAAAAAGGGGACGGGCAAAGTTTTACGGATGAGAACAGCAAAGATAATCGTGATGTAATGATTGAACCGTAAGCGTACAGCGTGAACCGTCTGGTCATAATCTGAAGCATCCGACAAAGTGGTGTCCACCAAATAAGTAGTGGGAACCAAAGTGTCAGATATGCA